TCAAGTATTGAAAGTTGGAAAAGATTGATGGGAAATAAATTAAAATGAAAGAAACAATTAGACAATACACTTGCAAACTTTGTCCCAATACAGTTTGTACTGATACTCTAAACCGAGAAAGAAAAAGAGTTAGAGTTGAAATCAATCCTAAGCAAGGAAAGGTTAGAGAGGTACATAGAACCTTAATTAAAGATTGTCCGATAAGAAAAATGTTGAAAGGAAGTAAATAAATGAGAAAGTTTAAAGAATGTTTTACACTAGAAAAAAGTAGTTCTGTTGATTATCCTGATTTTAATTGGAAAGTATTAGAACATAATGACGCTGGTAGTCCTTCTGTTATAACAACTTACTTTAAAACAAAGAAAGAGGCACAAAAATATCTTTCTAAATTAAGACACGAAATGATTAGATTAAATCCGTTAAAGTGAAAGGAAGTGAATAAATGAGTAAACAAAAGAAGATAATAAAAGAAGAAGTATTAGAGTTATTAGAAGAATACTATCATTATAAATATATGTCAGCAGGTTTTTTTATATCATTAAGCCGTAATGTTGGAATGAGTTTTTATGATTTTATTATGTGGTTAAGAACGAGAAAAGAAATAAATGCTGAAATGAAAGGAAGTAAATGAAAGAACGTAACAGAGGTAACATATTAGGTTGTGATAAATTTCACCATAGAGAAAGGTCTATTTACCACCAGCCTAACCATTTAAAACATAAACCTATTAGAATTGAAAGAAAAGAAAGAAACATATTAGAAAGGATGGGAAATGAAACAAAGACCTCGCTTAAGTTATAGTGAGAGCGACTCACATCTCAAGCGAGTGAAGTAATTGTAAATAAATTATAACATATTATGAATGAACAACACAAAAAACACTTAGGAAGAAGATATGAAAAGTAAAAATATATTAGATATAGGACATAGAATAAAAGTTGCTAGAGTAGACGCAAGGTTAAATCAAAAAACACTAAAACACTAGCAAAAAAACTAAGAGTAAAAGCTTGTACAATTTCCCTATGGGAATTAAACAAGCGTAGAATATCAGCACAGACGCTTGGAGAAATAGCATTCATTTTAGGAAAGCCAATATCATATTTTTACTATCAGGAAAATGAAAAATTTAAATACGAAAGGAGAGATAAGAAATGAAACTATTTAGTATCTTTACATCAGGTTACATTATCGGAGTATTATTTACGTTATTTATGATGAGAGGTGATAAAGAATGAAAAAACTAACTTGGATTATACTAATATTATTTTTAGCCTTACTTGCTCACCAAGCTGGTAAAGAAATAGGTTGTAGAAAACTAGAAAAAAAGAATAATATGAGTATAGAATGTCATAGCCAATTATTTAAGGGGAGGTAAGGTCGATATTTAAATGCGTGATACGTTATTCGTTTTAAAGACGAATGAGTTTGTATAGAATGTCATAGCCAATTATTTAAGGGGAGGTAAGGTCGATATTTAAATGCGTGATACGTTATTCGTTTTAAAGACGAATGAGTTTACCAATTAGATATATGGGGTTCGATTTCCCCACCTCTCCACCAATGAAAAAACACATAAGAATAATATTTATAAGTTTAATACTTGCGTTTTGTCTTTGTTTATATTTTATGTATAGTGGTGTGGTATAATTGGCACTAACTTATGTCAACTGCCATTACTAAACATCCTGGAGGTCGACCTACTAAATACATTCCAGATAAAATATATCCCTTAATAGAAGAATACTTCGAATCTTGTAGTAGAGAACAAACACAACTTCCAACAATAGAAAGATTAGCATTAAAGCTAGAAGTAAACACCGAAACTCTATATGAATGGCAAAAAGTTCACCCCGAGTTTTCCAATACATTAAAAAAAATATTAGCCAAACAAAAGGCACAACTAATGAATGACGGTATGTATGGGGGTAAAGAAGTTAATGCCGCTATGGCCATATTCTTACTTAAAGCAAATCATGGATTAAAAGACACTCCATCTATTATTCAACAATTTAAGGTTGGAGGCAAACCTGGAATAGAATTTATAGAAGATGAGAAAGGTTAAACGAAATACGTGGCAAGCAACTGTTGCGAAAGACAAACATAGGTTTAGAATCATTTGCTCAGGTAGAAGAAGTGGTAAATCTGTTCTTGCACGAATGATTGTTCTTAAATGGGCAATAGAATCTCCTGGAGTTTATTACATTGTTTCTCCTACTTATAAACAAGCAAAAGCGATCCATTGGCAAGAGATTAAAAAAGAGATACCAAGAAAGTGGGTTAAGAAATATAACGCTACCGACTTATCTGTTGTTTTATTTAATGGAAGTATTATTGAACTTAAGGGTGCAGAGAATCCTGATGCCTTAAGAGGAGTTAAGCTTAATGGATTAGTTATTGACGAAATTGCTTCTATTAGAAACTGGCAATGGCTATGGAGTGAAGTATTAAGACCAACACTTACGGATTTTTCATCACCGGCAATATTTATCTCAACACCTAAAGGTTATAACCATTTCTACGAATTGTTTGAGTTAGGCCAAACGGATAATGTGGATTACAAGAGTTGGCGGTTTACTTCATACGATAATCCATACATTCCTAAAGAAGAAATAGACAAAGCTAAGAAAGAACTAACCGAAGATACCTTTGCTCAAGAATATTTAGCTGATTTTAGGAAGTTTACAGGCTTAGTATATAAACAATTTGAAAGGAAAATACATGTTATTGAACCATTTGAGATTCCTACTGACTGGAAGATGTATAGAGGTATAGACTTTGGATCAACTAACCCTACTGCTTGTATCTGGGTTGCAATAGACTATGACGAAAATTGGTTTATTATTGACGAACACTATGAAACTAGCCAAACAATTAACTATCATGCAGGAATAATCAATGCAAAGAGTGATAGACCTATTATTACTACTTATGGAGACCCAAGCGGTACTCAATGGATAACAGAGTTTGGTCAAAAAGGAGTCTATATAACTACAGCCAATAAAGAAACGGGTACAAATATGCCTAATTGGGTTAGATTTGGTATAGAAAAGGTTGCTGAGATGTTAAAACCAATACCTGGACACTTTGTAGAGCATGTTGGTAAGAAGAAACATGACAATCTACCTAGATTATTCGTCTTTAATAAGTGTATCAATACTATTAGAGAGTTTGAAACCTATCGTTGGAAAGAAAAGAGTGTTAGTCAAGCCCAAGACATAAACGAACCTGATGTACCGGAGAAAGCTAACGACCATATTATGGATGCACTAAGGTATATAGTTGTAAGTTATTCAAAACCTAGTCAATTCATACCAAAACCTAAGAAAGACTGGAGAATAGCATGAACGAATCACTGCCTAGCCTATCAATAACAATGAAGATGTATGGATGGAGTAAATGGGGTGGTGGTAGAATGGGTATCACTAAGGAAACACTAGATGAATGGTATTGCCAAATCTGTGGAGAGAAACAATTAAAAGGTTTTCCTAGTTATATGATACCTATTGGCAATTCAGGTAGAGAGTACGCTAGAGTTTGTACTAAGTGTAAGGCAAAAGCTGTAGAAAAACACATCAACTCTTATTTTAAACTAATGAGTATAATAAAGGATATTTGAAAACCCTATACATAATAACTTATAACTAGAATATGGCAAAGAAGATGGCAAAGAAGGATGACAGAACCCTTATTGAAGTAATGTCACATTATAAAGCGTGGACTGATGATGTGAACATTAGGTTAACTCGTAAGAATGGTTGGAACGATATAACTGATGCTTACTATGGAAAATTGCCAGCTAATTGGCCCTTCACTTCACAAACCACTGATCCAAGAATACGTACAGCCTTAGTTGAGAAGAATGCAAGGCTTGTTAATGGTAAACTAAGAGGTAGGTTAGTACCTCGTGAGTCCGGAGACCTTGTTAGTGCACGAATTAACAATGCGATCTTGGATTTTCAATGGGATAACGCTGATGATGGTGGCTCAATGCTTAATAAGATTTCTATATCCGACATGGACACTAGACTCTATCAAAGCAAGTTCGGTTTAGTTAAATGGAAAGTAGAATATGATGAAGAAGGTAAGATTAAGTTTGAAGGTAACGAGTTTACTCCACTAGATATTAGAGATTGTGGTATAGATTACTCCGCAAGCCACATCAAAGACGCTAAATGGTTTCAACATAGGAGTTGGGAATACTTAGATGACTTAGAGAAAGAGACGGATGTAAACGGCAAGCCTTTGTTTAAGAATTTAGGTAAAATAAAAAGTGATATTAAAGCACAAAAGACGGAGAGTGGATTAAAGACTTCTGAAAGGAAGAACGAATATGTATCAAGAGTTAAACACTTAAGAGGTTTGCAGGATAGAGTAGGTACAGACATTGCCTTCCCAGTGGTTGAGATAGTTACAGAGTATAGAGAGGATAAATGGATAACCTTCTCTCCTAACCATAAAGAAATAATTAGAGAGATTAAAAACCCTTATAGACACGGCAAGATTCCAATCGTTCAACTTAGATACTACCCACTTCAAGATGACCCACTAGGAGAGAGTGAAGTTGAACCAGTCTTACCACTTTGGAAAGCAATTCAAGCAACAATGTGTTCTTACTTAGATGAGGTTATTCTTAAAATACGCCCACCTCTAAAAATAATTGAGGGTGCGGCAAGACTTGAAACAATAGTCTATGGCCCAGAAGCTCAATGGTTAGTAACTAGACCAGATGCTATTACAGAAATGCAATCAAATGGTGAAGCGGTTAGATACTTCCAAACAACTTATCCAGCAATAGTATCAGCTTTCAATTCAGCTATGGGTATGATGAGTCAAGGTACAAGTGGAATTGATCCAACCCAACCAGAAAAGACAGCAACAGAGGTTAAAGCAACGGTTAAGCAACAAAATGTAAGAGATGAGAAGAACCAAAATGACCTAGCCCAATTCATTAAGGATATAATGATGTTCTGGCTTTCCAATAACAAACAGTTCTTATTTTCCGATCCAACTAAACACGAACACGTCTTAAGAATAATAGGTCAAGAAAACTTTGCTTACTTCAAACAATCGGGGTTAGACGAAATGATACTACCAGATGAGGCGGCTAATGCCGTTAAGGACATAATTGTCCAAAATCCTGATACGAGTGATAGTGAGATACAACAAATGTTAGAAGCTGGAATGTTACCTAAGTACCCAGTTGTAGAGAATCCGGAAGAAAAGAATCCAACTAAACTAAAGATTAAACCAAAGATGAGTGTTAATGAAACTGGAGATGTAGCAGATATTTATGCAGTATCCGAAGATCTAGATGGAGATTATGATTATATTGCTGATGTTAAGAGTATGGCTGTTGGTGCACAACAGGAACTTATTACGGGTAGACAAAATGCTATAAACATTTTAACTTCTAATGAAATTGTGTTACAATTATTAGCACAAGAAGGGTTTAGACCTAAGATTAAAGAACTATTATCGTCTAACCTTGAAGATTTAGGATTAAAAGATGCAGAAAGATTCTTTGAAAAAATCCAAAACCAAATTGACCCAAACACAGGCCAACCGATTAACCCTGCTCAAGCAGGAGCTCCTCAAATGGGAGGCCCTCAACCGAATCAGCAAGCTCAAGGACTACCAAGACCACCTCAAGCCCCTCTTGGAGGCGGCGTTCGTAAATAAATGGCCAGACCCAGCCCAAAAAGACTTCGATAGAAAATACATTATAGAGTTTTCAAGAGCTAATGCTTATAAAGAGATATTCAATATGTTGGCTATGTCCGAGAAAATGATTAAGAACATTGCTAAGCAAATACAAGCACCTAGTAAAAATTATGAAATCTAAATACTACTTTAAGCAGTTCAAGAAGACGATTGCTAAAGACAATAAAAAGTACAAAACTCATTTAGAAGAAACAGAACTAGACTCTAATAAATGCAACCATATAGGTAAAGTAAAGTTAGTTAATGGAGAATTGCGTTGTAGTTGCGGTGCGGCATGGAGTGGGCCTGGAATTGAACGATTGTTTGACAGATTAAAAGGTAATGAAGTATAATTAGACTATGGCAAAAGCCCCTGACCCAAAGATAGAGGATAGAATGAAGAATCAGCCCCCATTTGATAAAGAAACTCCTAAAGAAGAAGAAGTTAAAGAAGAAATTGTAGAAACACCCAAAGAGACTAAAGAAGTAGTTAAAGAGGTTATAGAAGAAGTGAAGGATGTTAAAAAGAAAGTAGAAAAAGGAGAAGAAACTAAGAAACGTACAGCAGAGCAGTTTGATAAGCTTAAAGAACACAATAAGGAGTTAAAAGAAGAGAATAAGAAGATTAAAAAGAATGTACTAGATAGTTTAGTACCAGAAGCTCCTCAATATCCTCAATCACCTATAACTAATGTAGCTCCAAGTGCCAAAAAGTACCCTGGACTATCACAAAAACAAGTAAATGAAACATTTAAAGGTTTAGTTGATGACCAAGGATATGTAGATTCTGGTTTATTAGTATCAACTCTTAAAGAACTAAAGGAAAAAGAGAAACTATCCGAAGAGAGAGTTAGAAGAGCCGAAGCAAAAGCCGAACAAACTACTAGAGACTTTGATAGTTTCCAAAGAACTCAAATAATGAAAGAAGTTCACAAGAAACACCCTAGACTTGATCCAGAAAATAGTGAAGCATTTGATGTAAGGTTTTGGAAAGGTGTTAGAAGCGACATGGTTGATGGTATGATGAAAGGGAAAGTTCTAGATATTGCTAAGGTTGCAGATGATTGGGCAGAACTATTATACGGCAAAGAAGTAAAGGAGGTGCAAGAGGTGAAAAAGAAAGACAAAGAAAAACTAGAAAAAGCAGAAGACGAAAAAAGAAACATAAATGCTCTAGGTACAAGACAAACTTCTCAAAGACTTGATGATACTGAAACTGAGGCACTCCACGAAGCTGCACGAAGAGGTAAAAAGGGTGCGGTTGCAGCATTGCTCCGAGAACACGAAAAACATTTAAAAGAGTAAACACTTGAAAACCTTACTTTGTTTCTAATACACTTTTCTTATGAGTCAAAGTGCTATTTTAAATTCGTTAAGGTCTATTGAGTCAAAACTTAATTCTTTAATTGCTGGTACAGCAGAGTTTACTGTTGTATCTCATTCAATTTCCCCTTCTCTCTCACCATCCTTGAGTCCTTCACTCTCACCCTCGTTGAGCCCAAGCATTTCACCTTCAATAAGTCCAAGCGAATCACCATCAGTTTCACTTTCACCTTCTTTGAGTCCTTCATTGAGTCCAAGTTTGAGTCCTTCTCTCTCCCCATCAATCTCTCCTTCGCCTAGTGCTTGAAAACCCTTAGCATTCCTATATACACTTTGCTTACAAAGTAGTCCAATGCTCCGACTATAAACTGAGCACATTTATATCAAAACTTTGAAAGGCCATCACAAGGCTATAAAATTTTGGTGTTAAAGGAGGTGAATAACATATGGCATTTGGAAAACAAACATACGGTGCAACAAACGAACTAAGAGAATCATTATTGGACATCATTCGTGATGTATCCCCTAATGAAGATACTTATTTCATTTCTAATTTGGCAAAAGGTTCTCCAGCAATGCAGTCACTCCATGAGTGGAACATTTACCACGAAGCAAGAGCAACTGCAGTTGATGCGGAAATTGAAGGTGCGGCAACTTCCTATCCTGATCTTCAGGTAGAAGTACGATCTTCAAATAGAACTGTCATTCTTGATGAACCAATCAGACTTTCCAGAACTAAAGCTTCAATCGCTATGGTTACAGGAGAGGATGCAATGGGGAAAGAGAAAGAGAGAGCATTAAGGAGACTTAAGAGCAATATGGAATATGCAATTATTAACGGAGCTTTCGCGGCAGGTTCTTCTGGTAGTGCTAGGCAACTAGCGGGTATTGACGGATGTATAACTACAAACGTAACTGCTCACAACTCTGGACAATCCTTTACGGAAACCATCCTTAATAATATTATTCAGAAATCTTGGGACTCAGTAGGTGCGAATTATGTCGGTGACGTATTCGTAGCTCCTGTCGTACTTAAGAGGAGAATAGCAGGCTTTGGAACCAACTTAACCAGAAATGTCAACGCAGAAGATAAGAAACTTACCCAAGAAGTAAGAGTCTATGATTCTGAAGTTGGAAAGACGGTTATGGTACTCGCACACAAAGATATTAGGGATACTGCTGGAACATTGACAGCCCTTCTTGTAAGGGAAGACATGTTCGAGCTTTCATTCTTAGTCAATTCTGGTGAACCTCATTGGGAGGAAAGAGCACAAGATGGTGACAGAGAAAACGGCGTTTATATTACAGAATTTACTGTAGTCAGCTATGATGAGCAGGCTTCAGTTAAAGAAACTGGATTCAACGGCGGACTTTAATTAGTCTAAAGAAAGCCCCATTCGCCTGATAAGCAATGGGGTTTTTCTTATGGTATAATAGCGTGTATGAAACATACTGCCATTCAAGAGGAAAACCTTAAGAAAGCTCCAAAAGTATTCAAAATGCCAGATGGTGAATACGATATAATCCCCAAAGAAGCAGTAATGGCCTCTAAAATGTTAGTAGATGCTTATATAAAAGCAGGTAGCCCACAAAGTCCATTTACTCCATCAGGCCATAAGATAATGAATGTTATTATTGCAATTTGGGAAGACCTATATCCAATAGAGGCCAAAGTACGCCACAACGAAATTAAAGAACACTTACAAGCTGAGAAAACTACAAAAGAACAAGTGTTTCAACATACTGGAAGAAGTCTTGCTTCTTACCCTATGCCTATATATCAAATGATGAAAAAAGTATTTCCTTTATTTAAACCCGCCGAAAGGAAGAATTGTATGAAGATGGTTAAATTATGGCCTATGTTCAAACTTGTCAATAAAGTCTAATGATACTTAGTTGGTGTATCGTAGTTAAAGATGATAGTGAGCTAGATAATCTTAAAGGTGCTATTGGTTCTATTTACGATTATGTTGATGAGATAATAGTTGTTGCCAATGGTAAAAGAGTAAAGAATATAGAGAAACTTTGTAGCTTAAACAAAAAGATTAAATACTATTACCTTAAATGGAAGAAAGACTTTGCCGAACAGCGTAACTATTGTGCTTCTAAAGTACGAAAGGATGCGGACTACTATGGTTGGATGGATGCAGATGATGTTGTAGTTGGTGCAGAACTCCTAAGAAAACTAGCATCAACAGCTAAAAAGAACAACTTTGATACAGTCTTCTTCACTTATTGGTATGGATGTTCCTTTAATGGCAAACCTTCAGCAGAAACAATGAAAGAGGTTGAACTTAACCAAACAAGAGAGAGATTTCTCAAGCCCAACACTACAGTTTGGAAGAAAAGGATACACGAAACTCCTGTACCAGTAGATAATCTTGATTATAAGTATTCTAGAGTTAGATATTCTAAAGAGTTCCCTATTGCTTGGCTTCATTTAGGAGCTGATAGGAAACAACCAGAGGAAGTACAAGAAGCAAAAATGGCTAGAAACCAAGAAATGTTAGAACTTGAGCTAGAAGATGAAAGAAAAGAAGGTCAAGCTGATCCAAGAACATTACTTTACTTAATGAAAGTCTATGCAGAGAGAGATTCGGAGAAACTACAACTCAAGAATATAGAAATGGGTAGAGAATATCTTGCCAAATCAGGCTGGGATGCAGAAAGAGCTAAGTGTTGTGCTTTAATGGGTAGAAGTTTAGGAAAGCTAGGGAGAGAAAGAGAAGCTAAGGACTTCCTTTTCTCATCTATTAAAGAATATCCTTACGATCCTCTACTTTATCTTTATCTTGCTAGGTCTTGTTACAATCTAGGCCAATTTAGAGAAACGAAACATTGGCTTAATACTGCTTTAACCATTGACTCACAGAAATCTATAACAAGTATGAATAACCTTTTAGAGCTTAAGGTTCTATCTTCAGAGCTAACAATGAAATATTACTTAAGTGGAGAAAAAGATGTTCGCAAGGCTTATAAGTCAGCCAAGTTCTTATATAAAGAAGTTCCTTCTGAAAACAACCGAAAGAACGTAGAGTATTTAGGAGAATTGGTAAAACTTGACAAAGCAAGTGAGGAAGCTCATAAGTTAATGCTTTTCTATGAGGATTTAAAAAACTCTCAAGGAATAGTAGATATTTTTGAGTCAATGCCACCTGATATGAAGAAACTACCTTTTGCATGGCATATGTACAACAAACATAAGGTTGCTAAAACTTGGGGTAAAGATGAGATTTGTTACTATGCTACCTTTGGTAAACCACACTTTGAACAATGGAGTCCTAATTCTTTAAAGAAAGGATTGGGAGGTAGTGAAACTGCTGTTATTAAGTTGTCTGAGGAGTGGGCTAAGAAAGGATATAAGGTTACTGTTTACTGTGATTGTGGAGAAGATGAGGGAGTTTACAATGGAGTTAAATATGTTCCTTACTATAAATTTAACCATAGAGATAATTTCAACATCTTTATTAACTGGAGAAGTAACCACTTAGCCGGAAGAATAAAAGCAAAGAAGTTCTTTGTTGACTTACATGACCTATTTGCTGAGTTAGCTTATAAAGATTATGACAAGTACGATAGATTGTTTGTTAAAAGCCAGTTCCATAGGAACTTGGCTAAACATGTTCCTGATAGTAAAATGGAGGTAATTTCAAATGGTATCTAGACATCACAAACTATTCTGGGGAAGCTCCTATGATAGAGGACTTCAATACCTTTTGTATATGTGGCCTGACATTAAACAAGCTTACCCTGATGCAAAACTTCATATAACCTATGGTTGGGATTTATTTTTGAAAGTAGCAACTGGAAACCCTGAAAGAATGAAGTGGAAAGCGTCAATGGATAAACTACTTCAACAAAAAGGTATTTTCCATTATGGGAGAGTAGGAAAAGAAGAATTAAAGAAAATTAGAAGTGCTTGTGGAATTTGGGCATATCCTACTGACTTTCAGGAAATTAACTGTATTACAGCCTTAGATTGTCAGAAAGATGGGGTTGTACCAGTTACTATGAACTATGCCGCTCTTAAAGAAACAGTTAAATATGGAATTAAGGTTGAGGGGAACATTAGAGAGATAGATGTACAACAAAAATACTTAAAAGAGTTAGTTTTACTGATGGGTGATAAAAAGAGATGGAAAGAGTTATCACTTAAAGGTAAAAAGTTTGCTAAGAAGTTTTACTGGAACAAAATCGCTGACCAGTGGATTGAAGTATTTAAAAAGAAAACAAGTAACCCAAAGGTCTCAGTTATTACTCCAACAATTAGGACAGGTTGGTGGAGAATAATGGCTGAAAACCTTTCGCAACAAACATATAAAAACTTTGAATGGATAATTGTTGATGATTTTGGTAAAGATAGGCGGTTAATATCGGAAAAGTATGCTAAAGAATATAATCTTAATATAAAATACCTTAGAGGAGACAAGGTAACGCGTTATTACAAGAGAAAGCTCGGTTTAGTAAGAGCAAACAACAAAGCGTGGCAGAATGCCTCTGGTGAGCTCCTAGTATGGTTACAAGATTTCATTATAATTCCTAAAAATGGTTTAGAAATGCTTGTGGATTTGTATAGACATAACCCTGATGCACTACTTGCACCAGTTGATATTTACTATAATTCTAAAAAAACAAACCTTAAAAACGAGGAAGATTGGTGGGATGGGAAGAAAAACATTATTACTAAAGAAAACTGGAGAAACATAAGAGTTAAGAACCAAGGAATTAGGGAAACAGATAATCCTTTTGACTTTGAAACAAACTATGGTGCAATTCCTAAAAAGATTTTAGACAAACTTAACGGATTTTGGGAGTTTATGGATGATGGATTGGGTTATGACAATACGGAGATTGCTATGAGAGCAATTAAATTAGGTTATAGAATAATTATAGATGACACAAATGTAGCCAAGTGTATTAACTTATGGCCAATGATTAAGGGAAAGCCTCAAAACATTACTAATAGGGAAAGAATCTTAAATACTCCAAGGTTTAGATGGTTAAGAGGTAAAATGGCAACAGGAGAATTACCAATTATAAGAGACGAAAAGAAAGATGACTCAATTCAACTTGATTTTACTGTACCTAAAGAAGTTAAAAACAAAGATGCTTCAAAGTGGATTAACCAAAATGCTAGAAAAATACTTATCGGGTGGGGAGAAGGTGATTTAGATGCCAGAAGCTTTTGAAATATGTCGTAGAAATGGTGGTAAAATAAGAACCAAGAAACTTAAGGGGAATAAATATATGCACATTTGCATATTAAAAGGAAAAACGTACGCAGGAGAAGTTAAAAAGAAGAAGAAATGAATATAATAACACTAGGGGTATTTGATGTTCTGCATGTAGGGCACATCAAATTACTTAAATTTTGTAAACAGTTAGGAAATGTAACTGTGGGATTAAATACTGACGAGTTTACACTTTCTTATAAAGGTAAAAAGCCTGTAATGAACTACAAAGAAAGAAAAGCAACCCTTTTAGAATTAGGTCTTGTAAATAGAGTTGTTCCTAATGACCAAGCAATGGGGAGTATTAAGCCTTTACTTAAAGATATTGACTTAATTGTAGTTGGTTCTGATTGGGCGACTAAAGATTATGTTGGGCAAATAGGTGTTACTTGGGATTGGTTAGAGAGACATAATATTGGGATTTGTTATTTTCCTAGAAACTTGAATATGTCAACCACTTTAATCAAAGAAAGAGTTAAAAATGGCTAAAATAGTAGTTGCTATCCCTTTTTACGACTGCGACTCAGGTAAACGTCAAGTTCTAAATGATTGTGTATCTTCTCTTATGGGTTACGATCAACTTCTAATACTAACAGGTAAACAAGCCTCACTACCTATTGCTTGGAATATGTGTTGTGATATAGCTTTTGATACTATGAAGGCTGATTACGTTATTCTCTCAAATGATGACATTATCTTAGAAAAAGGGAATTTAATGAATTTATGTGTAAAAGATACAGTTTTGTCCCCTCTTGTTAATGGAAAGATATATAAAACGTTTCATGCTCATATCTTCGCCTTACCTAAAGAGATATGGAAGAAGATTGGAAGGTTTGATGAGAGGTTTCAAATCTACTGGGCTGATACGGACTATGCTAAAAGGTTAGTAGATGCCAAAGTTAAAGTAGGAATAAGTGAGTCGGTAAATGTTTTACACAAACATCCAGCAAGAACACTCCAAGCATATGCAGGTATTACAGAACAAGAAGATGAAAAGAAGTTTAAGGAAAAATGGGGTAGAACCTATTTTGATCCGATAATAGGAAAATGAAAATCTTTTATAGAATCAGTCCTAAGAAACCAGATAATGAAGCCGTTTGTTTCCCTGACGATAAATGGAAGCTAGTTACTTTTTCTCACAATTCATTTCTAAAAGCTGGCGGGGATAAATACGATACAACCTATGTATTAGATGATTGTAGTGATGATTGGGCTGACTACTTTAAGAAATATGGCAAGGTAGAGAGAATTAACGAAAAAAAGAAATATCCTTCATTGAAACACACACTAGAAATGGCAAGGAAAGAGGAAGGGAAGTTACTTTTTCTAGAAGATGACTACCTCTGGAGACCTAACACTATTGGGAAGATGGAATATGCACTTAACTTCTTACCAGTGTTATCTCCTTATGACCATCCTGCACACTATTCAGAAGCAAGATTTGCTACTTTTCCTTTCAAACTTAAACTAATAGATAACAACGTATATAGAACGTGCCCTTCTAATACGCACTCTTTTGGTTTGACTGCTAAAACACTAAACGATAACTGGAACTGTTTTGTTAATTCTCTTGGTAAGATTATAAGTGACCATACATCTTTTTCACTTCTTAATAAAACTGCTCAACTTTGGTGTCCTACCTATTCTTTTGCAACACACTTAGCTCAACACTGTATTGCTCCTAATGTTGATTGGAATATCCCTTCAAGTTGAAAACCCTAACGAGATTATTCTACATTTAAGAAATGGCAACACTAAATGATATTTTATTAGATTCTGCATCAACTCTTGATTTGTCTGCCTCTTTACCAACAGGAGACGAGCTAACTTTGAGAATAAATTATGCAAACCAAGCCTTAGAAAATGCTGCCGCTACTGGTCAATTTAGTGAGTTTAAAGAGGAATATTCGGTATACGTAACTTCTGGTACTGTGGCTCTCCCTTCAAACTTTAGAGAGTTCCATGATGACCCCAAACAACTTACTTCAGGTGGCTGGGTTGTGTTTCCTGAAATAGAAGAAGAAGAAAAGTATGGGAATAGTGATTACTATTGTTATGTAACTGGAAACCCTGTTGATGGTTATATAGCCACATTTAACCAACTCGCTAGTAATGCAACTTTATCTATTATTTACCAAAGGTATCCTTCAGGAATGGCAACTCTTACTGATATTTGTGAACTTTCTGATCCAACCTATATTAGTAGAAAGATAGAAAGCTATGTACTTTACTCAAGAGGAGATGATAGGTTCCAAATAGCAGAAGCTAGAGCAAATACAACTTTGCTTAATTTGATAGGGAGAAGCTCAAAAAGTTCTGGTGGACAAGGAAAAGACACTCTAATGAAATTCCATAATCCATTGAGTTAAAATGAAATGCCAATTATTCCAACAAATGTACCAAAATATAAAAAAAGAAAAGACGCAGAAGCGGAGTGGAAGACGTGTAGAAAAGGCTTAAATCTTCTTTTAAGACCTACGGAACTCGGTAAAGATGAACTTGCCGAAGCAGACAACATAATGTTAGTTGGTTCTGGTGTTGCTACGGGAAGATGGGGAACAGAAAATTACTTCACAGCTAATGTAACAGGTTCTATAAGAGGTTTTGGTACATATAAAAGTAATGATGGTGCTACTGATGAGTTTCTAGCACTTTCTGATGAAGGTTACTTAGTTAAGAAGAATGATTCGAGTTATACAGTCATTACAGGACAATCTTGGCCTTCAGGTTCTATAATCCACACAGAACAGTTAGGTGGGGAAACTTATATTGTTTCGGAAGATGTCGAATTTACAAGTTATTCAGGAGGCGATTTAACTGTATATTCTAAAATTGATGCTCCAACAGGATTATCAGCAACAAACTACTCAGGTGCAACTGGATTAGATAGAAAAAGTTATAAAGTTGTATCAATAGGAGCTAATGGTGGACAAACCACGCCAAGTACAAATTATGTTTTAACAGGACTTCCAACAGAACTTACAGATACAGAAGTAAGGTTGTTTTGGACTGGCCCTTCTGCTGCAACTCTAGGTGGTTATGAGATTTATAGGGGTAGTGAAGGAGATGAAACCTTTTTGGCTGCGGTTGACCCTAATGTAACTCACTACATAGATAGAGGAGAACCAGCTAGTGATTTAGTTCTAGCTCCAATTACAAATACTACAGGTGGTGTTAAAAGTAAATTCATAACTAAATATAAAGATAGACTAATAGTTGTTGATGAAAACGAACCAAACAAGCTTTTAATAAGCGGTAGATACCCTTACCACACAATGTTTAGCTGGTATGATGGTGGAGGTTACATTTATATTGATCCGGATTCAGGAGACAATATAACAGGAATAGCAGTACAGCCAATCGCAGATAAGATTGTTGTTTATAAAGATTATGCAAGCTACTTAGTAGGGATAGATGTAATTAAAATTGGGAACTATTATATTCTTGATCCATCTTATAAACCTATTTCAACAGCAGTTGGTTGTTCTAGTCAGGATACAATAGCAACAGTTGAAAATGATACTTTCTACTTTGGTAGAGATGGGGTTTATGTAACAGGGTACGAGCCTAATTTCCTTAATATTATTAGAACTAACGAAGTAAGTGCAAAAATACGCCCTCAATTAGATTTACTTAATGAAACGGATTATCAAACCGCTTGTGCTTTCTATGTAGATAATAAATACATACTCTCTTGGCCTCAAAGAAAAGAAATGATGGTTTACGATAGAGAGAGAGGAGCTTGGTTAGGGCCTTGGAAGTTCCCATTTGGCGTATCTCACTTAAGAAAGTACATTGATACCTCAGGAAACGAAAAGTGGGTACTAGGAGACTATGCAGACAATAAGGTTTATAACTTTAATGTTTCAGTTAATAATGACGCTGGTACAGCTATTACTAAGAGCATAAGGCTAAATAAAGAAGCGTTTGGAGAATGGACAACCTTGCATATTGTTGAGTTCTTTTACTTCTTATTTAGAAAACTTACAGGAGAAACTACTGTAAACATCTTACTTGAAGATAAAGATGGTGCTACAACAACTGCTAAAAGCTTCACAATCTCAGGTTCAGAAGTGGGAGGCTCAACTGGTTGGGGAATGGATATGTGGGGTACGATTGAGTATGGAATGACTAACACTTATAGTGTTGTAGTAGCGGGAGATGAAGTAACTAGATGGGGAACTCTATTTAAACAAGCAAGGTATATCCAAATTGAAATAACTACTTCAGCAGCGGGTGCAAACTTTGAATTTTTGAAGGCAACGGCAACAGCTAAGAAACAAACAAGAGGTGCGCTAGCCAACTCACAGAGAGTTTGAAGCGTTTAACTTGAAAACCTTATAAGAATAACTTTAATATAAAAATATATGAGCTTTATAAATACAAATGATACAAGTGGAGTAAGTAATCCTTTTGAATCTTGGTTTTATAACACAACCAAAACCCGACCTGGTGGTTGGAGTGTTGGAGGGTTCAATCTTCCTGAATTTGGTTACACAGAAGCTAGAGCGGCTGAATTATCTGGTAATCAAACCACAGATTTAAGTAACGCAATATCTGGTAATTATTCCACATCATTCACTTCTGGTGGTGGAGGAGGAGGGGGTGGAGGTGGTGGTGGAATTGAAGGAGATAATCCATTATCACCAGGAGCAACAACTGGAGATGGAATAGATAATACGGGAGATGGAGTAGATAATACAGGTGGAACAACAACAAATGAACCATCACTTCAACAGCAACTAGATGCAATCTTCAACCCAGTCTTTGCAGAACTTGAAGCTCAAAAAGGAGATGTGGCTAGGGAACTTACAGGTGCACAGGCAAGTATTGGAAGACAAGCAGAATTTTCTAAAGAATCTCTTGCTACACAAAAAGGAATCAGTGAAAAAGGATTAGCTGGACAAGAAGTAGAATCAGGTAAAAGGAGAGAAGATGCTTTAACCTCAGCAACTAGGCTATTTAATGAACTATCAAGAGGTGGAATGCAAAGGTTTGGTGGAGCTTCTTCAGCAGGTGAAGCATTCAAATCATTAACAGCAGTAGAACAGCAAAGGCGACAAGGTAAAATA